AAGTATACTTTTTCGAAATTATCGTTTAACTTCTTTAAGTCCTTGATACTAGCGTTTAACGTTGCTACATTAATAGTGGAACGATGATGAGACCAGTCTCCTAAAAAGATACAAGTCTCGGCATTCCTTGCTTTTGCTTCGGCAATAAACCAATCTATGAAGCGGTGGCAGTCCTCTAAATGGACACGACTGTTTTGCTTTAATCCGTAATGAATGTCTGTGAAAACTGCGGCTGTTTTAAATAATTGTTTACTCATGTAACCTCTCGTTCTTATTATTATTGTAAGGCTTAAATATCGTTGGTATCTTCTGCTTCTGCGGCTTCTCTCATATTACGCATTTCTGCTTCGTGTGCCAACTGTCTGCCATAACTAGGTAAGTGGCCTTCATCTATAAGAATGTCATCCCTAATTTTTTGATTGTGTTTTTCTATATTAAGTACCCTAGTAAAACAGTTGTTTACTACCGCAGTGTAATATGCGAATGGGTTGTTTGACTTAGATTCATTAAACTGTAAGCCAATTTGAGATAGCTGTACAAGGGCTTGTCCACGCATTTCATCTACGTAAGTGTATCCTCTCCAATTGCCTCGATGGGAATAACGTTCAACTAGCTTCAACATCATTGTACCTAGCTTATTAGTAAGTCTACCATGTGTACAACAGAATTCGCCAGTTTCCATATCACCCTTCCAGTGGCTTCTTGCGACTTCGGTAATTTTGCCATCTACGTAAGCATAATGCTTAAAAGGAGGGAAATTTACCTTTTCGTAGCTGTCGCCTTCGTTGCGTATAGTTTTCTTACGTCCCGGAGCCAACGGGATATGGTCAAACGTCATCACCCTAAAGACTATCTCTTCGTCATCAAACTCGGCAATATCTATAGCAAAGTCTTTTTGTTTGGGCTTGTTTTTATAGTCAGCGCGGTCATGTAGCTTCATTGCAGCCGCATAACGTTCGCTTTGGATACGAGATGCTTTGTTTTCTTTAGCATCCTGCATAATTGTACGCTTTTCGATTGTAAAGCGTTCACGACCAGTTTCAGTGAGTTCGGGGTTACCGTTCTCATCTAAAACAGGGTGCTGTACAGTATATTCTTTGGTAATGTCTTCGATATCGTTTAAAATAATATCGGGTAAGAAGTATTTTTCATCTGTCAAAAAGCAAAACGACATCTTGCTTTTATGTATCTCTTTTAATATATCTTTGTTATTAAGATAATTAACTGGCGGCGTCTTTTTTATCATTATTATCTCCGTGGCGCAGTTAACAACTAGTATACATGGACGCATACAGAAGTCAACCGCATTATACTATATACGTAAAAAAGTGGCAAAAATGCCCAAAAACTGGCAACCAATATTAAAACAGTATTTAAAGATAATGATAAATATGAACATAAGGAGAACATATGGCACTTAATCCGTTTGACGCAATAGGTACAGTTGTAGAAGGCTACCGCAATTATAAATCCGGTAACAACCCTATCAGCGAAGCAATAAAACAAGGACTACTAACCTCTAGGAGTTTAGAACTTAGCAGGCAGGTCGAATCTTTTGCGGACCAAGTACCCGACACTGGCACACAGGAAGGTATTACTACTTCTGTAGACTGGCGAGCAAGACTGCGTCCTAAAGACGGTGGCCAAGCATTGTTTTGGTATGGTGACCACGACGGCACTAAAACACCAAACAACATTGATTATTTGCTAAAACCGTTACATAATTCAGGCGGATTAGTATGGCAGTACACTCCAAATATATTCCTATCGGGCTCTGCTAATTATACCCCTACAGATTTCCACGGACAAAACTATCCATTAGTTACATATAAAAATAGTACACCTCCTATTATACCAGTGCAAGCTGAATTTTCTGCAAACTCTCAAAAAGAAGCTAGGTATCTACTTGGTGTCATGCACTTCTTAAAAGTAGCAACTAAAGCATTTACCGGGGATTCAGCAGTAACTACAGGACTATACGGAACACCTCCTCCTGTTATGTTATTTGAATACTTAGGAAGTCATGGATTTAACAAAGTTCCAGTAGTAGTTACTAACTACAGTATGACACTGTCCGACAGTGTAGACTACGTTCCAGTAAAAACAAATGTAAACGGTAAGAAAGAAACTACATACGTGCCAACTATAGCAGATATTATGGTTACATTACAGCCAACTTATGCCCCACACAAATTGCGCAAACGATTTGATTTAGGCGCATTTACTACTGGACAAAACTACGAGGATGGATTTATATAATGGCTAGTTTTAATAGAAAAGATAGTTTTATGCGTAATGCTGGAGTATATGACATATTCCAGGATGTTAATAATCTGCCAAAAGTTCCTGCGACTGCAAGCGACACAACCTATATTATTGAATCCAAATACAGCGAACGAGTTGATTTGTTAGCATACGACTTGTATGGATCCAGCCGACTTTGGTGGATTATTGTATTACGAAATCTAGATGTTATAGAAGACCCTATTAAAGGGTTTAAAGAAGGACTAGTTATTAAATTACCTAGTAAAAAAACAGCACAAGAGCTAACAGGATAACATGGCAGACATTACACCAGCAGAAAACTATGAACCGATAATAAAGAAAACAGTATATGGTAATGTATTAGATAAGTTCGATAGCTATCAATATAATGCTAAACTTTATATGATCCCGCCTGTTACCGGCAATCCACAATCATCCGTTCAATCGTCGCAAGATAGTACAGACGCAAGAGCTGAAACAGGATCAAGTGCGGCATCGGCATCCAATACTGGAGGCGGATACTTGAATGGCGCAATGATAGCTGATCCTTCCGAAACTGTAATACTGGCACAAACAGGAGTAACAGGAACACAAATTGATAACATAGAGATTGAAACTATTCCAGGGCCTGGCAATACTATATCACCTACAAAGGTTAGTTTTGAAATTACACAGGCAGGCTCAGCTGATTTTCTCGATCAAATTATAGCGGCTAAAGCATATCTGGGCGACAAAGTCTTAGCTAACAATGCTCCTATGTTTTTAGAAATTATATTTAAAGGCTACACAGATGATCTCGATGATGTTAATAAAGGCGGCATTCCGACAGATGGCCCCGGCCCGTATCGCTTCAGGCTAACACTCAGTGCCGTAACCTTAGAAATAACAGATGAAGGAAGTACTTATTCATTTGCATGTGTTACAGACACAGCCACTGCCTTTAGTGACGATGCTTTCCGTGTTCCTAAAGAAATGGATTCTGTTGGATCTACTATTGAGGAACACGTAGAAGACTTAGTTAAAAAAATTAATGAGTACTCGAATGAGAATTATAACGACTACTCTATACAGGATGAAATAGCTATAGATTTGTCAGGTCTAACCGAAGGAAGGTATGCATTAACAGATTTGTCAATTACAACTCCGGATGAGCAAAAAGCAGAAGAAATAAATCGTATTATGAATCCGGAAATTGAAGGGAAAGACGAAGCAGAGCAACGAGCAATTTTAGTAGAAGCACCGAAAGATACCGGAACCTCAGACATTGTCCCAAACCAAGCAAAGATTACAGTAAGAGAAAAGATAAAATTAGATCGGTACATTGCTACACTATTGTCGATGAATGACGAGTTTTATAATAAGGCAACGAGAAGTGTAAAACCTAACGAAGCAGGAGACCTAGAAGTAGATAAATCTCGCCCATTTATATATTGGTTTAGGATTAACGCAAGCATACAATACTTAGGTTATGATAAAAAGAGAAAAAAATACGCAATAAGAACTATATATAAACCGGTCATATATGCTACCGCAAAAAGCACGGCACAAAAGAATGTCGACGAAAGTGCAAACTTAACACCGGAAGAGACCGAGAGTCGAGTTAATGCAATGCCTGTTAAAAAATCGTATAATTATTTTTATACAGGTGTTAACGACCAAATTAGAAATTGTAAAATAGTTTATAATCCTGCGATAGCAATTTTAAGTGCGCCATCAGGCGGAGCCGCCGGCGACACAAGCACAACACTTGCTGCCACTTTAAGTTCGGAAGCTAGTGCCACAGAAGATTTGACTGGCGAAACTATAGCCACACAAGCCGTTAAAATAAGAAATGAAGAATCCTTAGGAAATCTTGTAAGAGACTTATTGTCAAATCCAGAAAGGGAAAACGATGTTAAAAACTTTGCGACTCAAATATTAGGATTTAATGCAAGCGAAGCGGCAGACTTACTACAAAACAAAACAGGTCTTAATGCTTCACTATTTAAAAACGCATTAGCAGATAAGAACATAGTAAGAGCGGCTCTTAACGCAGAAAAACAATTAGCTAAAAGTAATACAACAAGCGATACTACTAAAAATTTAGATGGCACAGATTATACTCCTACGTTAAGCGGTTATGTATATGCCCCAGACATTTTAGGAAGTGTATCGGAAAGACTAGACGCCGCAGCCGCCGAAGACTACGCAGTAAGGGCTACACAAGATAAGAGAAAAGAATTAGAAGCTGAGGAATCTTCAGAGGTAGGTGCAGAACAGAGTATTGTTACTGACCATATACAAAGCCAGGTAGCAGACGCAACGTATGACGGTACAGTTAGGAATACAATTTTTGGTTATTTGCTAGAACAGCATGCCGCATCTGATTTCTTGGTTACATTGGATATGGAGATTAAAGGTGACCCGTGGTACTTAGGCAGACCAGATTTAACTGGATCTGTTAGTGCAAATGAAAAAGGCAGTGCCGCAACAGATGAAATAAATGCTAGTGACGAAAAAAGCGCCAACCTTGCAGGGGACGATAATTACATATTATTTAATTTGCAAACACCTAGGCGATTTGACTTTAATGTTGAAAACGAAGATGAGAATACAGGGTACTGGTCGCCGCAAGGAACTTCATATTTTATAACAGGACTGTACACAATTAAATCAGTTATACATACATTTAGTGACGGGGTATTTGTACAAAATGTAAACTTAATAAAGGAATCTTCATTACAATTAAGTAAAATAAAAAATGAAGCAGAAAGCACAACAGATGAGGATGACAGCTAATGTCAAGAAGTCCCAACACTTTGAGAAGTACAAGAACTAATCCAATCGGAAAACGCAACGATGATCCAGTTTTCGGGATTTATATTGCGGAAGTAATTGCTACAAAAGATGTAAGCAGAACAGGAACAATTAAAGTTTTCGTTCCCGCTATCGGAAAAGATAAAAACACAGGCACTGGCTACTTTGATGCGACCTGGACAAGTCCGTTTGCTGGTAGTACAGATCCTAGACAAGCAGGAACAGAGGTAGAAAATCCTCAACAAACGACAAGCAGTTACGGTCTATGGGCAGTGCCTCCGGATTTAGGAAACTTAGTTCTCATTGCATTCGGTGACGGTAACACAAAAAATCCTCTAGTAATAAGTTGCTTATACCAAGACAAATTTAACTATATGCTTCCAGGTAACGCAGGCGGAAAGACATTTCAAGCGCCTGGCGTAAATTTGCCTACAATGGAAAAGAATAAACGTAGCGCAGAAACTTCCCATAACAACGCAACTAGGCCTATACAGCATACCTTAGCAGAAGCTATAACTAAGCAAGGTTTAGCACACGATCCAGTACGAGGTGCAGGAAACAGTTCGGCTCGCAGAGAATCACCCAGCGAGGTTTTTGGTTTACTTACTCCTGGTCCGCGAGATCCGGAAAATTTCGACTATAGATTAGGTGGGCATAGTATTACACTTGATGATAATTTAGAAAGTAGAAACATAAGAATAAGAACTGCGCAAGGCAATCAGTTACTTTTAGATGACACCAAGGGCATTATATACCTTATTAATAAAGAAGGCAAGGCTTGGATGGAATTAAACCAAGCAGGCGATATTTTAATGTATGCTGAAGGTAGCATAAACATGAGAGCAAAGAAAGACTTTAATATACGTGCTGATTACAATGTAAACATAGAGGCAGGGCAAGATGTAAACATAAAAGCCGCAGGCGATAACGTAGCCGGCGACTACTTAGGCGAAGGCAAGGGCACCGGAGGTAAAGTGCAAGTAGAAGGCAAATCCGATGTAAGTTTATTAGCAGAAAAAAATATATACGGCACAGCATATTATGGTGACATTAACCTAAGTTCATCAGGACCGATTAATGCAACCAGCAGTGCCGATGTGAATATAAAAGCTGGAAAAGCAATGAATCAGCAAAGCGGGAAAAACTTTAGTATTAAGTCAAGCGAATCAACATTGCTTACAGCCGGCAAAGACATTGTAGAAAATGCTCCCCAAATTTTACTTAATAGCAATGGCCCCGATGCCGCATCAGCTGAGGTTGCAGAAACTGCCGAACCGTTAACTACTGTAAAATTACAAGACGCTCCAGAAAAACAAGCTGAATATGATACTACGGCCCCGGCACCACTAACCACCGGCGGAAAGCGCACTGGTAAAACAGCAAAAGTAGCCACAATTTTATCATCTATGCCTACTGCGGAGCCGTATAACGGACACGCTACGCCTGATCCAACAAAAGATAATCCAACAGCGATGACACCAAATACAGCACTAACCAGCAGTTTACCGGACGGAAGCAACGGCTTAGCCAATGCCGCCGGTGAACAAATTCCAGCCCCGGCTAACACTCCATCTGGAATAATGAATGGGATAGGACACACAGCATCCGGCGCCGCAAACATGTCATTACCCCAAGAGGTAGCAAACAACTTTTCTCCGGCTAGCCAAAAGCAGTTACTTAATGCGCCAGCTTTATCCGCAATGTCAGGCGCAATATTAAGTTCTATTCCTCCGTTAAGATTTCCTAAACCATTGAATGGGGCAAAAGCAACGTTTGTTACAGGCCTAGGACAGAAAATTAGTGAATTCAGCGCAAGGGCAAAAGCTGTAGCAATCGATGCCCAGGGCGCTATATCAGACGTACAAGGCACCGCAATTGCCGCATTAAAGGATGGAATAAACAGTGCCGCACAAGCCGCAAGAACACCCGAAGAGTTAGAAAAGGCATTAGCTAAAGCCGGAGTATCTGTACAAACAGATGGTACAACTAAAATATATCAAGATGCCGCAGGCAATAGGATAATAGATTTTTCTAACGGTTTGGCAGATACCTCGGCTAAAACGTTATTAATAGCTGACCTAAATGCTACGGCAAACTCTATTAAAAATTCAATAAAAGTACCGATTTCGGATAATCAAATGGTGGCACTAACTAGCATGGCTAACCACGTAGGTACCAACAACTTTGCAAAAAGCCAAGCGTTATCTGAGCTAAACAGTGGTAATTATGGTGGGGTACCTAAAGCAATGATGGAATTTACTTCCCGCGAAGGTGTAACACAAGATGATTATGTGCAACGTAGGCAACTAGAAGGCGAAATATTTGCTACACCGGATGGAGTGCCGTTACCGGACAGTACTAGCCCTAACTATGCCCAAAATGCATTAAATGTAAGGGAAGCTAGGGACCAGTACTTAGGGAATGGTAATACTTAAATAGAAAGCATTCTTTCCATTCTGGCAAATTCAGGCGGCTTAACATTTTTGTTATACCGATAATTGCCAGCAAAATTAATGCTGTCAAACAACTCGTACTTCTTAGTTACACTATCGTAAACGCCGACAGTAACAAATCGCTTGTTAGTTTGGAAGATAGTATGAAAACGATTCATACCCAGTCTTTTGTTGAGTCCATTTGCTTTTTTTGTTAGTACTTCGAACTCTTTGGTTAATTTAAACATCTCTGTTTACCTTTGGTTGTTAATGGAACGTGATTTCTAAGTCACAAAGCTATTATACATAATCTTTGATATAAGTCAACCTAATATTTGGCGAATTAAAGTATCTTATAATGATATTGATAAATATGTGTATGGCAAGATTATTCAGGGGATTTAGCACAGTAGACAAGGTTCGAGCACCGTATACACTTACCGACGTGGATTTGGTGAAACGAGACCTCCAAAACGAATTTTACACCAGAAAAGGCGAAAGAGTAATGCGTCCAAATTTTGGTAGTATTGTTTGGGACTTACTTATGGATCCGACTGATACTTTTACAGAGCAGGATATAAGCGATGATGTGGAAAGAATAGTCAACAAAGACCCAAGGGTTGAGTTGATTAATATTTCAATTTTCTCATCAGACCATGCTATAAGAGTGGAAGTAGAACTAAAATATGTGATACTAAACAGCAAAGACATTCTATACTTAGAATTCACAAGACAAGAACAGTAAGGGTTAAAATATGGCATTAGTGAGCAGACAGAACAATTTATTCGCCGCGGAAGACTGGAAAGTTGCTTACCGCGCATATAGTGAGGTAAATTTCCAAGCGTACGATTTTGACACAATACGATCCGCGCTTGTTGAGTACGTCCGCACAAATTTCCCTGAAAATTTTAATGACTATATCGAGAGCTCAGAATTTATAGCAATTATTGAATTGCTAGCTTATTTGTCTCAGTCACTAGCATTTAGAATGGACCTTAACAGCCGTGAAAATTTCCTAGAAACTGCTGAACGTAGAGATAGTGTTTTCAAATTAGCACGTATGCTTGGGTATAACCCAAAGCGTAATATCCCAGCAAGCGGCTTAATGAAGATTGTAGCAGTTAAAACCTCCGAGCCTATACAGGATAGTTTAGGTAATGAGTTAAACAATGTTGACGTATTTTGGGATGATGCGAATAATCCGGATAGTTACGAACAGTTTATTACTATATTAAATGCCGCTATGAATTCAACTAACAGATTTAGTACACCTACTAAATCCGGAACAGTAAATAACATTCCTACAGATTTGTATGAAATTAAAACCGCATTAAGTTCGCCTTTAGCATATTCATTTAACTTAAATGTAAGCGGTGTAACTAGAGCATTCCAAGCTGTAAATCCAGATTTCGAAGACAATGGTGTCTTTTCGGAGTTGCCGCCGGATCCTATTAATAATTTTAATCTTATATACAGAAACGATGGCACAGGAATTAGCAGTAGCAATACCGGCTTTTTTGTAATGTTTAAACAAGGATCACTTGCATACAACGATTACAATTATACAACTGCGGTAGAAAATAGAACCGAAGAAATAGGAATCGCAAACATAAACGAAACAGATGTATTCCTGCAGGAAATTGATTCTTCAGGTGCGGTGCTTAACCAGTGGACTAAAATTCCAAATACTGTAGGGCAAACACTAAATTATAACGATGTAGCATTTGGTACTAGGACACTTTATGCGGTTGAAAATTTAAACAGTTCAGGCATTAAGCTAAGATTTCCAGATGGAAACTTTGGCGATATTCCTTACGGATTATTTAGATTGTACTACAGAACTAGTGATCCAGAAACTTTTACAATACAGCCAGAAGATGCGAGAAACGCTAGGATTACAATTCCTTATTTAAACGCTCAAGGTACACAGTTTAACCTTACACTTACTTTTAGTTTACAAGATAGTGTAAGCAATAGCTTACCTCCAGAAAGTAAAGCGGCAATTAAAGAACGTGCTCCGCAGGTTTACTATACTCAAAACAGAATGGTAAGTGCGCAGGACTATAATGTATTCCCTTATAGCCAAACAACAAATATTACTAAATTAAAAGCTATTAATAAAACTCACGCTGGCCATAGTAGATTTATAGATATTAATGATCCAACAGGCACATATCAAAATGTCGATGTGTACACTACTGACGGCGCTATCTATACTGAATTTGTAAACGGAACCGATAGCGTTACTATTAACGAAAATAATACAACTACTGAATCTATAACATATGATTTGCCAATCGTACTGAAAAATACAAATTTGAACAACTTTGTTTACGAACAATTTAGGCAGTCGTGGAACGTAACCGATGTAAACAAATTTGATTTAGAGACTAAGAATATAATTTGGAAGGGCTTACCGGTTACACTAGGTACAAGTGGCACAGGTTACTTTACAGAAACCACAAGCGATCCAGGAAACTTAAGTGTGCTTGATAACAGAGTAGACGGCTTCGGGATGTTTATAGAAAATAATTTTATTAAATTTGTAAACCCAAGCGATGAAACTGAATTTTCGTGGGCAAGAGTTACTAATGTAGATAACTTTGGTACATTGTCTAGCGGATTAAGCACCGCAGTAGGACCGTTTAGTTTAAGCGACAGAATTCAAGACGGCTGGAGAGCTAATGAATATATTGCAACCATGCGTAAAGAATTTACGGCAGCGGAAGAAACTGCAATAAAAGCCGAAATGGATAATAAGAGAACATTTGGACTAGGATACGAACCGGAAGAAGACACTTGGTACGTAATTGCTAATTCTGATTTAAATAAAACAGGAACCTGGAATCCAGATAGCGCAGGCGATACTTCAAGCGCAGGCAAAGACAGTAGCTGGTTATTATTATTTTCCTACAGCGCATTAGACACGACGTCATACAGATATCTTATTACATTAAGAGGACAGCGTTATATTGTGGAAAGTAAAAATGATCTTAAATTCTATAACATTAGTAATATAAAGATTGCAGATTCATTAAACCAAGCTAGCAGAGATGTTATTACATTTCCTACATTAAACTTTAAACCAGGAACAAGCGAAGTATTTACTTGGTACGATTCGAATAGTGATTCTATAGGTGATAAATGGAAAAGCAATGAAACGTTTGAAAGCTATACATCGGACGGATTTAACACTGGGCTACCACTACGAACACGTAGTACAACATTTTTTGATGTAGAGATTAATTATATTACAAATATGGGCATATACAGGGACGGCGACTTTGCTTCTAACATTTTTGTAAATGCTAGTGCTGTTCCTCTTAATCCATATTTTGCCGACGGTACAGAAGGTACAACGTCTACAAGTAATATTACAATTGCAAATAATAGTGGAATCATTAATACATGGCCTGCTAATATAACTGTACCGTTTACTAATACTACCTTTGGATACAATATACTTGATAGCGCAAACGGCAACGTAATATACAGAGATTACAATTATGATACTGGATCCTTTGAAACATATCAAGCAAATGTATCTACAGGAACATTTAGTTTTGGTGCCGGCGGAGCAACATATAATGCCAGTGCGATAGGACGAATAATTTTAGCAGATGCTAACCTTACAACACAAACCGGCAACTTAATTATAAGCGGAATGCAAAATAATAGATATACGTATGCGTTCGACAGCACAGGTGGAGCATCACAGGATAAACTAGAAGTTAATTATTCAACAGATAAAGAGAAAATTGATCAAGACATTAACTGGAATATTATTTCACCGGTAAAATACAATGACGGGTACACTGATAACAGAAAAGCTATTATTGTACCGGTGGATACAGATGGCGATTTAGTACCTGATCGTCCACTTCAGTTTACAGAATTTGTAAGTGCTGATGATATTATATTCTTTGAATACTATACTGACTTTGATGGATATACATACGACAGGCCAGTTACTGGTAACATTGCAGATTATCGTTACGAAGCATCGTTAACTATAAACTACGGAGGTAATACAATTTCTCCAGGCAGTATTAACCGTCCGCAAACACTAAGTGATATAGACTTGCTTGTAGTCAAAAGTATAGATTTAATAAGCAGTTCTATAACAGGCGAAGCCGCAATAACTAATACTAACGGATTGGTTATTTACGATATAACAGATGAAATAGTATATGAAATGCAATTAAACAGTACAAATACTAATGTGTTAAGTCCTATAGAAACGACAGATTACTTTGTGCGTAACGGCAGAGCAGCCGGCCAGAATACTGCATTAATAAGCAACGATGAAATTATCTTTAAGTGGAAGCACGTTGCACCTAAGGATGTTAGAATAGATCCAAGTATCAGTAATGTTGTAGAAATGCTTGTGTTAACTACTGCGTATAATGCCGAAATACAAAAATATAAAAATGTTCCCGGTACAAATTTTCCTCTGCCGCCGACAAGTGCAGAGCTTGCAAACGAATTTGCGGCACTAGACGAATTTAAGAGTGCCAGTGATACATTAGTATACAGGAGCGCAGAATTTAAATTACTATTCGGTGCAGATGCAGAACCAGAAAATCAAGCGAGATTTAGAATTGTTAAATTAGCAGGAACAACAATAAGTGATAACGAAATTAAGAGTCGTGTAATTAAAGCAATGGATACATTCTTTGATGTAAGTAACTGGGAGTTCGGCGAAACATTTTACTTTACAGAACTCAGCAGTTATATACACCAACGACTAGGAAGCAATATAGGCAGTATTGTTATATTACCTAAAAATAGTTCAGGTAGTTTTGGCGATCTATTCCAGATCAAAGCCGAACCGAACGAAATGTTTTTAAGTACAGCCAGAGTGACTGATATCGAAATCATTGAAAAGATTAGTTCACAAACATTAAGGGCCGACAGGTAAGAAGTAAATGACAAAGAAAATTGTAAATAATTTACCAGTTGTTTTACAAACAACTGCGATACGTAACTTTTTTGAAAGTACTGTAGAACAGCTATACAGCACCGCAAATACTACTCCACTTAAAGGATTTATAGGTAAACGCACCGGCGACGATGTAGGACTATCTGGCGCCTTTATAAAAGAGGACACTGCGGATCGTAGAGAATATAACCTGACGCCTGCTGTTAATACCGTTAACAGTGTAACTGGCAATAGTGAAAACTTAGTGTTTTACGATGAGTTTATAGACACATTAGAAATATACGGAGTTGACACTACAAATCATAACACTATATTTGGTAGCAGATATAATGTGTTTATGCCACCTATTGACATTGATAAGTTTGTAAACTTCCAAGAATATTACTGGGTTCCTGCTGGCCCAACTGCTATTACTATTTCTGCAACATTAGCTGATCCGATAAACATAGAATTAGATGTTATAGGCCAAGCAACTTTCAGCCATAGCGGTACTACGCTAAGAGACGGCATGGTAGTTATTTTTGATGACAACGGTTACAGTATCCCTGCAAACGCAACAAGCAAAGAATATAAAGCTGGCAAAGAATACATTGTTTACGGTGTAGGCACCAGCATACAGCTAATAGACAAAGCGGCCAGCACAAACATTACACGTTACGGCGGAAGCACAGCAGACGACAAAGATTATATCGTAATGGAACGTGGCGCCCCAAACCAAAACGCATGGAGTAGAACTAACCACTGGTACCATAGGAATAACTTTGCTGATGCAGGAGATAGTTTGCCAGCAAGAGAATACAGAGCTAAACGTCCTATTATAGAATTTGATAGATTGTTAGAGATGTATGACCACGGAACAGGCGCTTACGGTATTGCTACTGTCGCCGGCCCAGATCACACTGTAGCAGACATCGAAGGCAATGCTACGTTTATAGTTGATGGCTATACACTAGAAGACGGTGATACAATTTTATTCCCTAACGAATCTCTGGCAAACAAAGTATACTTGTATACAGTATCCGGCGTTGGCGCATCGATAGTACTTACACCAAGCAGTACCGCAATACAAGCGCAAGAAACTGTGGTTATAACTGACGGTATTAATTTCATAGGACGCGAATACATATTTAATGGATCTGTATATTCTTACGCCCAAGAAAAATTATCAATAAATCAAGAACCCACATTTGTATTATACGATGATGCTAAAAATCGATTAGACAATTCAGGCTTATATCCTAACAGCACATTTGTTGGAAGTAAGATTTTTAATTACCAACGCGGCGAAGGAACTAGCGACACTGAACTAGGCTTCCCTCTTGTATACACGCCGTTTAAAAGTGTAAGTGAAATTACCTTCGAAAACTTCATTGAATCCGAAAGAGTATCATATACTGCTTTCGGAAGTACAGCATCTAAAGAGATACTAGGTAGTTACTACTATAAAAGATTAGAAACAGTAGAGGAATACTTCTCATACTGGAAACCAAGTGGCGAGCGCAACGAACAAAAAATTATAACTACGTATGAAATTGACCAGTTATTTGTAGACCAGCAAACAATAGTTTACGATATAGGTGCGACTCCGATTGTTAATCCTGCTAGACCTAGCGGTTATGATATAATTGTTAAGGTGAATGGCGATATACGAAGCGACTATATTTACAGGTCACCTAATAAAATTCAATTTAACGAGTTTAATGTAAGCGCAGGCGATGTAATTGACATAGAGGTAGTGTCCCAAGAAGGCATCACGTTAGAAAACAATAGTCGATACGGCTTACCTATTAGCTGGAGAGCTAATCCGACTAATGAAGAAATAGAATTTGTTGCAGAGCCTGAATATATTAGTCACTTTAAACGTTACATAGAGAGCCAGGACGGCTTCCAAGGCGATCCGCTAGGGTCAAGTAATTTTACTAGCACAGCTAAAGACGTAGTATTTGCAAAAGATATTGTGCAAACTGACGAGGATTTAATTCTTGCGGCATTCCTACTGGACGATCAACCACATAATATTGTTGATTCGATAAGATTTACAGCTAGAGAATATGAAAAATATAAGGCTCGGCTGGATAAAGAAATAACAAATTATTATAACACGTTTGACACGTCAAGTCTAACAAACGAATATATTTTAGAAAGAGTATTACGTAACTTAATTTCCTTTAGTATCGGTAAAGATGTATTTAATAGTACATACATTCTGCCATTCGGCGATAACTATATTCAAGAAGATTTTGATGTGGCAGATGTTGCCGTAGTAGACTACACACTAGCAAATTACCTAGATTTAGGTAAAATAGAAAATGGTTTGCTAGTATACCAAGTTAGCGCAGTTACAGGTAGTAGCACATTATTACAGGTAGACAACGAATACACAATTACTAGCACAAACCCTATCTCAATTGAACTAAATGTGTCCCTTGGATTAGGTGATACTATTGTTACTAAATTATACAATGAAAATAGAGATAGTGCAGAATGTCCACCAACGCCAAGTGCAATGGGGATATATCCATTGTTTGTTCCTGCTATTATAACTGATAATAGTTTTGAAACACCTATTGAAGTATTAAGAGGACACGACGGTAGCAGAACTCCGATTAAGGGAGATGTTCGAGATGACATATTACTAGAATACGAAAATCGAATATACAACACTGCAAAGAGTGAATTCAGAGACATTAGCGCAAGACCTATACTAAATGAACTTAGAATTCGTCCAGGCGCATTTAGAGAAGAAACACTAGGCATAAGGCAGTTTACTGACTTGCTACGAAACAGTTATACTAACTGGGTAAACGCAAATAAAGTAGATCCTATTGTAAACGAATTTTACGATGCTACAGATGAGTGGACTTGGAACTATAGAGGCACAACTGACATTCCGGGTTACTGGAAAGGTTTTTACGAATACTATTATGACACTGTGCGCCCACATACTGCACCATGGGAGATGCTTGGCTTCTTCGAACAGCCAACATGGTGGGAAGATGAGTACGGCACGGATTACAGTAGCACAAATACTGCTCTATGGAGCGACTTAGAAGAAGGTATTATTCGTCAAGGTATTAGAGAAAATATTTCCGATAATTTTTACCTAACTAACAATCCTTACAAACGAACAGGTCTTAGTGAAATTATCCCAGTGGATGCTGTAGGGGCGTTAAAAACTCCTAAAGAACTTGCAACTACAGGAGCAACTACTCAAACACTAACATGGACTAATTCACAGTTAGTGTCCAACGACGTAGTTGATACTTTAAAAGACTACACTGATAACGGAACAAATAATCGTCCTAACGGAATTACTGCTACAGTTGATAGCGCAAATGTTTATATTACAAATAGCAATACTGATAAGACTTATAAGATTTCTAATTACGGATTCGCTAACTTAACACTAGGTAACATTGTAAGCAACATAAGCTCGCTGTCTAGCACTACTATCGGCGTTACAGTAACTGGCACACCTATATTAAATCCAGCAAGCGGAACATGGAACGACGAAGGCAATTGGTCATACAATGCTGTATTTAGAAATGAAACGAATACAGACGGTGTATACACTATAGCACCAGAGAACGCCGGACTAACAGAATGGGACGAAGCAAATCATTCACCGATTGTAGGTTGGGCATTTGACGGCATTCCTATTTACGGCCCATATGGTTACACTGAATATGCCGCAAACGGATCTATTATTGATGCGAACGTAACATCAATACAAAGTGCGTTTGAAGTAAGAAGCGGAACAAGAAGCACTGCTCCGTTTGGGTCTTTCACTGGAGAGTTTACACAAGATTATACAGCAAACGCTTCAGTTTACGGCACTCCTGGCTTTACAGGATCACCAGGACAACCATTGTTAGCTGAATTTAATATGCGCTACGGTGTTACACCTGAGAGCCCGTCTACTCCTATTTACTTTTATGTAGCAACAGATGACTTCCCATTTATTATAGGCGGAACAGAAAGTCTGTCTAATACTTACGAAGGACAGTTCTGGGCTGAAACATTAGATATAGAAAATAATAACTTAGGCACAGCAACAGACGACGGCACAACTTCCGCCTTAACTAGTACAAGTGCATATACATATGAAGTAGACGATACTGCAATAGATAATGCTTGGAGATTCGGAGACGGCGCACCTGTAGAGAATGTATGGAAATATTCTGTTGGTTATCCATTTGCTGTAGCAGAATCGTTACTACTAGCAAAACCAGGCAAGTTTGCTACATTGTTTGCTGACCCTACAAATGTAGAAGTTCCGTTGACTGAAAGATTTAAAACTATTAGTAAAGTTACAAGAAAGCCATTTAACTTTACTGATTCCGAAGATTTCCGTATACACGGATCTGTCGATACGGCAACTAATGACATTGTGTATAACGCCGGTTATACACAGTTTATCCATAGCTGGTTAACTTACCAAAAGTATAATACTACTACAGACTTTGCAGATAAGGTACGAACAGTTAATATTAAATTAGCGCACAGAGTAGCAGGATTTACTGATAAAGATACACTAACAATAAGGACAGACCAAGTTAGCGCAACGTCACTGTCTAGCAGTTTAATTATTCCAGACGAAAATATCGATGTTGTAGTACACAGCTCGCCGTATAAGAACAGAAATTTTTATACAGGCGTAATGGTACAGAAGGTAGAAGATGGATATAAAGTACGTGGGTACGATAAGAACTTTGGTTACTTTAACGTTCTAAGACGAAACTTCGGCGGCAAAACTACTGCAATCGAAGTAGGCGGTCAGCCTGTGAGCTACACTAACTGGACCGTCGGAACAAGTTATAAACAAAATACTATTGTTTTCTACAATAACGCATTTTATAAAGCACCGACAACTGTACCTAAAAGTGACACATTTATTGCGTCACTGTGGACAAGACTTGCTTCACTACCACAACAAGGCGCAGTAAAAGCAACTCTTTATTTAGACAGCTTGCCGCAAGTAGATAGAGTAGAATACGAAACTGTATTTGAAACATATCAAGACGTAGTAAACTTCTTAATCTCATTAGGCGACTACCAAGAAGCATTAGGTTACGATTTTGGCGAAGTAGACAACGACATTAACGATGTAAGAAACTGGGTATATACTACTAAACAGTTCTTGTTCTGGATAGCAGGCGGATGGGAAAACAACAACACCATCGAACTAAGTCCTCTAGCAAACAAAGTTAAATTTGTTAGCACCACAGGAATGATCTCTAAAATTAATAGAGTAGACAAAAATCAGTTTACACTTATAGATCAAAACAGTACAGCAATACAGCCTACTTCTTGTGAAATTATACGTGACGGCACAACTATAGAAATTGTTCCACCGGAAGGAACACAAATTTACGGAACAATGCTGTTCACTAAAGAAATAGAACATGCACTGATATTTGACAATGTTACAAACTTTAACGATACACTGTTTAACCCATTGTACAACCAGTTGCAAAAACGACTAAGAATTAAAGGTAAGAAAACTGCTAACTGGAGCGGCTTGTTAAGTTCTGAAGGATTTATAATACAAGACGATGAACTTAGACCTAACCTAGACAACATGGCGCAGAGCTTAGGACGTTATCACGAACTTGGCTTTATCCCAGTTGAGAAACAAATATATCAAACTGCGCGTGGGTTGTTCGGATACAAAGAGCGTGCATACCTTAACGATTTAGAAATTGAGGACGACGACCAGTTTGAATTCTATAAAGGCATGCTACAAAATAAAGGTACTGTGCCTAGCTTACGAAAAATTGCTAAGAGTAATAAGATTGTTCAAGGTACTATGGATGTATTTGACGAATGGGCATTCCGAGTAGGAGACTTTGGCGACTTAGAAAACGATCAAAGCATAGAATTAAAATTAGAAAAATCCGATGTTACACAAGATCCGCAGATGATTACTTTAGCGTTTCCTGAAGACACAACCGGTGTAGTTAGCGAAGTTAGAGTAATAGAAGCAAAACATACATATTACGAAGCGCCGGTGCTAGAAATTGCCGCACCGACTAATACGCCAGCTGTACAAGCAACTGCTACTACTTCAATAGACGGTTCAGGCTTGTTATCTACAATTACTGTAACAAACGAAGGTAGCGGATATGCCGAACCTGTTAGAATAGAAATTATTGCAGGCGAGCTAGTTGTTGCAAATGTCAACACTACATTTAACCAGGCAGTAGCACAAAGTTCGGGCTTTATTTTAGAAAGCGACATTGCTTCCCTTGGCCTTGCAAATCTTATTATCACTAATAACAAGATAGGTGGCAATGTTACTGCCTCACTTGATGTGAGCGGTATCACTTCTTTTGCAAATATTGTAACATTAGTTAATGAAGAAGGTACTATTAATGCTAATATAACAGCGAGTTTTGTTGAAGCACAAAGAATTGTGGGCGGCAATGTTGTTAATCAATATACATTAAGATTGATAGGTGATGACTTTACATTAACAGAAGATGGCAGTACTCTTGCAAATCTAAATATTACTGCTGGACGATATCAGCCTAGACAGCGTTATAGTATATTTGCTGTAGGCGATCATCCAGTAACAGGAACAGGTGCTACAGAAGAAAGTAATATTTCTGTAACTGTAGACGGCACAGAAGTTCTTAGCGACAGCGGAAACAACTGGATTTATGATGAAGGATCCCGACAAAGTATTCCTTTTGTAATCTCAGGATCAGGCGCAGTTGATGTAGACGGAGATATTGTTGTTAGCGGAGACGTTAATGTGCCGTTAGACACAACACTGGATGCAAACAATATAATTAACTACGAGGCAACTTTCACATATCCTCACGTAGATTTATATATTAACGGAACACAAATAGAAAATTCAGGATACGAGCAAAAGTATAGTTTAACTACAGGTCAATTAACTATTTACGATGTAGAGACTTTGCCGGAAGGACACTTACAGCAAGGCGCAAACATTTATGTAGTTGAAAATCCAACTGTAGATTTTGAAAATGCGTACTTCGGTGATCTACCAGGCGCAACGTTAAGAATTAAGACAACTACTAATGATCGCATTGCGATTATTACAGGGTCTAAGAGAATTTATGAAATTACAGAAGATATAAAAGGCGACGAAACTATTCTTATTGATATTGACGATACAGAAAGATTCCTGAAGCGTCCGATTAATGTTAAAGAATATTCATTATGGCCTACTATGACTGTAAACTACAACGGTGTTGTGGAGGATAGATACTATGACATTCCTAATGCAGGTTATGTGAGTAGCTCAACTGTAGATTTCAGAAGCTTTGACATATTCAGTATGAAGGATATGTTCGGAGATGATATATTAACTTCACCGAGCGAAGACAATCTTGTGCATATTGCGGTTAGCGAAAATAGAGACTGGAACGTTTACAAACTTCGCGATGCAAACATGAGCGTGAGTTTTATAGAACAAGAAAGCAATGACGAAACTACATATCTATATACTGATAAGTCATTATTTGATTATACTGATAGCAACCAAATTGGTAATGTAGACTTAGGTAGATTTTTAGATTATCACATTGTACTAAAGAACGGTGTAGTAAATGAAGAATTTGTAGTTTGGGTTAACGAACAAGTAGTAGATTCTAAACAGCTACGTTTAAGTAATATTAGCGGTGTAGTAATGACCGAATCTACTATTACATCTATCGGACCGGAAGCAAATTCCATATTAGCTATTAGCAATATTACTCCGGGCGTAAGCGGATTTAGTACCGCAGAAGCAGAAGCAAACATAGACGGTGTAGGCACAGCGTTAATTACGTCGGACACTTTCCAATTACTCGACGGCGACATAGTAATGTTCACAAGTGCCGAAGGTAATACGAACCCATTACATGCTAATACTTACGCAGTATCTAATGTAACAACCGACACATTTACTATTAACGATCCTGCTTTAACTAGCAACGTAGATTTAGGTAACTTGATTGTAGCCTACTACGGCAAAACTACAATTGAAAGTGTAGGTCACGAATTAGGCACAGGCGAACTAGTTAAGATTGTAGCAGGCCCTTATAGTGGTAACTACTTAGTAGAAAGCGCATCGGCAAACACATTTGTAATTGATGCTGTTTATCAATCAAGCGCAACTACTACAGGTAATATTTTACTAGATAGTATTACTATTACAACTGGTAGCGCACACGGTATTGACACTAACTATGCCGGCAAAAAGATTGCAGTACATAACGCTGAACCAAGATACTATAACCAAGTTTACACAGTAGCATCGACTACGTCTAATACAATTACAGTTAGCGGAACCTTTGCGTATGCCGACGAAGCAAACGTAATGGCAAATGCGGTAGTAACTACATTAGACCACGATATGTTCTACTTGAACAATAGTGCAATTAAGCTAGATAACATTAATAGTGTTGACGGAATAATTGATTCGTTTAATAGAGGCATGGAATTACGAAGAGGTTGGGTAACTGGCTCAGGTAGCTTCACTATGTCGATCCCAATGAACAAACGTACAATTTCATCACAAGGCGTAAGCGGATCACAAGTAGCAGGCAGTATGCCTTATCAAACTGCTCTGCCGCAAAGTTCATTGAAGAATGTTAATATTACAGGTAGTCTTAAAGTTGATCCAGCTATAGTTTCTAAGGTAGGATTTGGCAACAATGTACAGAGTGCGTCGAGTACGCTAAATGCTTCACCATTTAATCCTACTATGGCAACAGGCAATAATCCTGGTAACTTTGATCCTTCGCAGTATACAGCTACAGATGTTACCGGTAGGTCACTATTTAATTACGGAATGATGGCAGGATTTAATCCTGGAAACTCCAACGGACAGTACTTGAACTTCTTGCCAGCAATAGGAACTAGCAATCAAAGTTACTTGTCTTGGATAAACATTCCTAAAATAACGCCGACAAACAGGTCAACAAATTCTACACCTAATAATACAGGCGCAGTAGTTATTAATCCTACTGCGGTTGTATCTGCGCCAAGACCAAAAGTGTGCGGAGACCCTGTTGGCACGCCTACAATTACAGGTGGCGGAGCAAACAATGGTATATACGAAAAGTGCGAATTTGTCCAGCAAGCTAATACTTCCGTAGGCGTAATAGATACATGGTATTATAAGATTGTCGTTCCAGGTACTGTGAAAATTATCTTTGATATGGGGCCAGAGTCTAGTGAAATACAAGTTTACCAAGGAAGCACAAGAGGTAGTAGCACGTACACTCTTGCGAGAACAACCGGCGGCATAAGAAGAGCAACCTCCGACGAAAAACTTCTTTTAAATAAAGGAAAATCAGGAACATATTCTAGCACCAGCACAAGTTTGCCGGTCGATTGGTCTGTTGATAACGCAGGGTATGTATTCAATTGTGGTGTTTTAGAATTCAAATATAACCCAGCCAAAGGCGAATGGTTGTATATTCATGTAGACAAAGGACCAAGTAGTGTAAGTTACAGGTATGCTGTATGCTATCCAAGTCCGACAGATACAGTAAATCCTAAGCTAAACATAAATGCCGGTCAGCCAGCAAGCATACCGCCATATACCGGACAAGGCACACCGGATATGTCGGGCATTGCGCAGACACCTATTATACAGCCGTCCGTAATGCCTACAACAAAGAGAAAGAAAACAGGCAATGGTTCTTATACTTACTATAATACAAACGAGCAATGGAAATATGCTCCAGGTGGCGAATCAGGGTACTACCATAACTTTGGTGGATTTAGCCTTGCGCCTATGGCAGGATACAGCTTTATTCCTAGTACGTTTAGACGTACAGTAAAATCTACTACACCGGAAAACACAGGTAGGTATCAAGATTTATCTTCCGGAAGATATGTTAACACATCTGTACAACGGGTGTCCGGCGGCGCAGTTGTGCCGTTGGCTGCAAAAGTACGAGCACCTATTAGCATTGATCCGAAACCGTTACGAGGATTAGACCTTAGCAACGATCCATTGTATAAGACATTAGGCGATGTCGCCGGCGGTAAAGATATATATCTAAAATACCAGCCTAAGAAAATAGGAAGCAATTTATACAGCACTGATTTACAAAGTATCTCATCTGGACAAACAACAGGTAACACAGGCCCAGACTCAGTTATTACATTTAATGTTCTGCCTGGAGCACTTCCGTCTACTGTGCCTGGAAGCCCTCTTGCTTCTACTGGCGAATATGCTGAAGATTTAATTCCAGCATACACATTAGACGCGGCTGACTCTCCTGTTAATATCGATGACTTTGATTATAACAGAACACCGGTGATGACAATTCTTCCAAAAAGATTAGATGAGAACGGCGACTTAGTAGCCGCAGGACCAGTTGCGTATGCTCCTATATCTAGACCAACACCGTCTGTTACTATTGGACTAAATGATTTAGTAGGCGCAAGACCGGGCGATGAAATTTTTATTAATGGACAAAGTATTACAATTGAAGCTAGTCCAGAAGGAACTTTAAAGAATCTTGAATGTTCGGTTGGATCGGGATACACAGCAATTAAAACTAGCAAGAAAGGTGACCCGGCTCTTAAACTAACAAGTTGTACTAATGCCCCTATTAACTTTAAGAACGGATGTAGAGGCGGAGTATACAAAGAAGTATTAGACTACCATATTGTAAAATCATTTAGTATGAGTACTAGTGAGACGAGTAACACTGCGGTAATGCCTAGTGTGTCAGGATGGTACAACGGTACTACAGGTGACGTTGAAAGAACTGCTACATATACATTATACGATGCAGAAGGTGTCTCAACAGGAACAGCTCCGCAAACTTCTACCACAACAACAGGCTCAATACTTTCGAGTGTAAACGAAACCACTCACACCGGCGGTAGCGGATATAGTGTAGGCGACAGGCTGCGTGTAGTTGGCGGCACACCTGTAGCATCTCCATTTGGCGAGGTTAAGAATATTTGTATTGGTAATACTGGTGCTAATTATACCTCAGCGGCCAACGTTAAGGTATTCATAGGCGACGGTAGCACACCGGGCACTGGCGCAACTGTAAGCAGTGTTACATTAGATGAAAATGGCGGAATCGACAGTATTGTGATGGGTTCAGTTGGAGCAGGATACGATCCATCTCGTCCACCTACAGTTAGAATTATCGACGTAGGCGAAGCTTCGTCGAGCGATACTATTGTGCCAGCTAAATTACAAGCAGAGATACGTAGAAGAACAGATTCAGGCAGAATTGGTTATGGCTTGCCAGAACGACCAGCTAAATTTATTGTTTCTGGTGTATCTGCTACTGGTGCTATTACCGGCTTAACTGCAATCGACAGAGGTATTTACAAGGACTTCCCGAGCGACTTAACAACAGGTATTCCACTAGAATACGACATAGTCAACTTAGGCGACGAATATGATGGTTCAATTCCTCCAACAGATTCAACTGGACTCGGAACATATGATCCGATTACTTACGAAAAGTTAGGTACTCCAGGCGGATACGATCCGATAAGAGGCAAGTATGAAGGCGGCACAGGTGCTAGGGTATTCTTAACAGCAAGAGAATTGCCAGACTGTTCTGAAAAGAGCGATGCACTAAGCAAATTACAAATTCCTATAACCCTTCCAGATATAAGCGTACCTTCGCACTTGGCAGATTTGCTAAATGCTAGCTTGATTGGTGCTGGCTATGATCCGAATGATATTAATTTTAGCATCGATCCTATTAACGATGATCTAGATTCCTTAGTGCTTAATGCTCCAGGGTTCGACGGAATAGAAGTAGGTGAGATGACTCCAGGCTTCCTAGATAAATTAGGACTACCGCCCGGCGACTATAACGCTTCTCTAACTGAATATGCGGCTGTGGGCACAGGCGACGGTATGTCGATTTACGGAACATGTGGATTTGCAAATGATGTGTCTAGCATATTAGGTACTGCTACGACTGAATGTATTAGCGATTTATATCAGTATGAGCTACGTGCTCTTTCAGGCAACAATGTTACTTCTACTAAAGATAGTAAGAATGTGCAAGTACTTTATATGGAAAGCCAACGTTACTCGACTGAAGCAGACATTGCTACTGCAAATGCGTCTTACACCGAAATCCCAGCTACTATTGCAGAGTTTGACAATATATGGATAGATGATTACAATAACACAGGATGGGCTTATTTAGAAAATGGTGTAGTTAAACGCCAGCAAGAAGCATTAGTTGATCCTAAGTTTATTAAGAATACTATAATTTACGATAGCACAACAGGCAGAAAAGATTACGATTATGATATTTGGGATCCGTTTAAAGGCGTGCTTCCTGCTATCATAGATGCAGAAATAAAATACGTTAGCAAGAGAGATCCGGTTGTATATAACGCAAGTCGAGCAATGTTCGGTAAAAAGAATGTTGGACAAGTATGGTGGGATACAAGCACTGTACGCTACAACTGGTACGAACAAGGCACAAACAGAGAGCGTTGGCTAAACTGGGGCTCATCATTCCCAGGTAGTATCATCACAATATTTGAATGGGCAGAAAGTGTTAACCCACCGTTAGAATATGTTGGCACTGGTACGCCTAAAAACGGCAGTGAATATATTATTGAACGTAGAAAAGATCCTGTTTCTAACGAATACAGAAACTACTATTACTTCTGGGTACAAAATGTAGAAGAAATTAGTAGTACGGCGGCGACTGCGCAGAATAGAAAATTCAATGGATTGCAGATTGCTAGGTATCTTGCTGACCCGAACGGACAAGGTCTGAACACCATCGGCTTTATTAGTGCAGGACAAGAAAGCACAACAAATGCCGCTAGTTTTGTAATGTCAAATCTTACTAAGACTTTAAGAGAAGATGAACAAAATATACAAATTAACTTAAGTAGAAACTTAAATCCAATAGGATTAAAACATAGCTCTTGGAAATTAATAAGAGAAGGCAACAATGCACTACCTGAAGATTTAATTCTTAAATTAATCGACAGCTTAACTGAAGTTGACTCAGCAGGCAATGTTGTTCCTGCTGATAACTTAAGTAATGTGGAAAGGTACGGTGTTAAATTTAGACCAAGACAGACTATGTTTAAGAATGCCAAAGAAGCAAGACGTGTACTACATTATGTCGTAAATGAAATATTTGCAGATACTAAACTTGAAACATTAAGCCCTGGCTGGAACGATAACTTAACTAGCACAGAATATATAAAAACTATAAACTGGTATGCGGTTGATCGTATAGATAGCGCAACTAACGAAAAGATACGTTTTGATAATTCATACAAAGCATCGTTCACTGTATCTAGTGTAAAAGAACTTAACACATTAACAGGCGGTAATTTACCAGACGGTTCTGTGATTATGGTTCGAGCATTAACTACCGATAGATATCAGCTATGGCGTTATACTTCAAATGATGGCTTTACGTTAATTGCAATCGAAAACGAAACTATACGCCTCGCAGATACTGTATATACAGATGATTCGAACAGTACCATGCAAGAAGAACTTCGAGCATTGCTAGTATCTATTAGAGATACTATATTCAATGGCACAGAGATCCTTAACGAAATATTCTTTGCACTAGTTAAGTACGCAGTAGGTGAACAGCAACAACTAGACTGGGTATTTAAGACTTCTTATGTTTACATACAAAAAGAAGAAGAAGATTTAGTACAGCGAATAGGTTACAAGCCGGACAATTTTGACTCTGTGGTAGAGTACCTAAACGAAGTTAAACCGTATACAGCTAAAGTCAGAGAATACAAAGACGGAAAACGTGCCCCGCTTGAAGAAATTACAGATCAAATGATAAGCGACTATGATTTCCCGGCGTATGCAGACTCTACTATTGCCGCAAATAGAATACTAGATTTCGATAATGTAATAGATCAAGAAATACTAGCAAGCGATCCAGATTACAATAAGATTAATAGTGTATTTGTTCCAGGACAAACCGAATGGGATGCTAACGCGCCTGTAAGGGTAGGAACTATTAACCTTACATTCGACAGAATAGACTGGAGACTAGTCGAAAATGATTTCGATGCTAATGCGTCTTCATATTCTCAAAGCATTGCAGTTAACATTGCAAATCTAAATGCGGCAACAACTGAAGAAGTAAGTAATACATTATCTAATGCTTACTCGATGTCAAGTAGAATATTTAAGTTTGACCCAGACGTACAGCTTGTCTTTAATGCGGAAATAGATGCATACTTTGGCGCTGGTTCTAGTAGTAACACTAGCATTACACAAAACAGTTCACTATTAGAACCTGCTATCGACGCAGGTGCTCTTAACAATACTTTATATCTTGTTAAAGAAAAAGTAGGCGGCACATGGCAAGGTGAAGAACTTGACGGCGATTTATTTAATAGGGTTGTTCCTGGCAGTAACGGATTAATAGTTCGCGAGTGGTATGCGTGGGACACTGGCGAATGGGATAGTACTATAGGATTCGGCGCAGAATGGGATAGCGCGATTAGTGTAGAAAACTTCGAAGGGTTGTTCGACGGTAATAGCACATACAGAGAAGGCGGAATTACATACGATGGATTTGACGGCTTTAGCTTTAAGCACATGCTTTATGGCGAAGAACGCCCCGAAGAACTAGTTTACTTAAGTCCGCTAGAAAACTTTGTGATGCACGTAAGAACAGACACTTTCGCTTATTCCTATGACGGTAATGGAAATATTACTGGAATACAGGATGCGTTAAGCGTAGGACCATATGAGGCTAATATAAGCACAAGTGACGGTAACGCTACTGTAACAGTTACATCTGTGCTAGCAGTTCCGTTCTTAGACGATGGCGACAACGTAACACTAGCAGGAACGGCAAATACTATTGTAGACGGTTCTTACATTATATCTAATATAAATGTTTCAGCAAACACATTTACAATCGGCTTAGCTAACGTAGATGCAAACGTTGTAACTACTGCTGGCACTATAACATTAACAAGTGGCATCACAGCAGTACCGGTAGAATACTTAATACATTTAGATTTATTCGGCGGAACAGAATACTTACGAGTACTAGGCGACGGTTCAACATCGACAACTACAACTGCTAAAGTTGAGTACTGGGACGAGATAATAGAGGTACTTGATGCTTCTGTATTACCGGTTCCAAACGGATTTATCCCTGGTGTTATATGGTTGGATCACAGCGAACGAATAGAATATAGAAGAATAGACGGCAACACAATCCGGGATATAACAAGGGGCACACGAGGTACTACTATACCTAACAGTGTAGTTCACGAATATGACCCAGTCACCGGTGAGATGATTAATACAACTGTGTGGAATGCGCATCCACCGGGTGTTAGCGTAATTGCAGGTTCAGGGGATAACGCAATTAATTTTGATAATGCTGGCGGAGATCCTGAGGATGCAATATGGATACGTTCAGATGCACTGAGCTTAACTGATACAAATACAAATAATGCCCCTATAGCAGGATTTATACAAGGCGGATTATCACTATCAGTAGGGTGGGATAGTAAAGGCTGGGACACTGACTTGTTTGACAGTTAATAACCAAAATAATAACTACATTTAATAAAAGTGATAAATAAGTACATGCCCGATAAACAACAAGATGCGAAGCAGGATATGAATAAAAATAAAGCAGAAAATACTGATAATGCTGGTATAAACATGAGCGGACACATTGTGATCCGTGACAAAGATACAAAAGAAGAGCTTATCAACAAGCGCAACTCAATCCATTATGGAAATATGGCCCGTATTGTAGCCTTAGCATTAAACAATACTGCGGACTCTTATATTAACTTTATGGCGTTCGGTAACGGCGGAACAACCGTTGATACCAGCGGCGGCAAGGTAGTTTATAGGTCTCCGAGAGTAAGCGAAGCGTACGAAGCATCTGCGTCATTATATAATGTTACCTATAATAAGGACATACAGGGTGCAGAAGCAGACGATAGCAATAAATTAGAAATTATTACTGGACCGTCTTACACTGATATAAAAATGACAACAACATTAGGATACAACGAACCGTCAGGGCAAGAAGTATTTGATAACAGTACAACTAATGAAGGCGATTATATTTTCGACGAACTAGGCGTATTCACAAACGCATTAGATTTTAATGACTCTATCATGTTAACGCATGTTATATTTCACCCAGTACAAAAGAGTCAAAACAGAATAATTGAAATAATTTATACAATAAGGGTGCAGTTAAGCTAAGAGGAATTATAAATGGCATATACAGTTACAACTAACGATGGAGTTACAATTAATGTCGCTGACGAAACTAAAGACAGCGGATCGTTATCTCTAACTTTAATCGGCAGAAACGCTACAAACTATGGGCAAGGACTGGCTACTAACACTGTACAGCAATTAGAAAATTTTGCTGACACTACTCCTCCTACTGCTACATATATCCCAACAGGGCACCTTTGGTATAACAAATCTGACGACACTATGCGAGTTTATGACGGCTCAGCGTGGAAACGAATGACAAACATTCCGGTTTCCACGTCGGCTATAACTGGCAACCTTGTAGCAGGTACAGCATTTTTTAATAGCGAAGACGATCAACTTAAAATTTATGACGGTACTACATTTAAAAATGCAGTCGTTCCAGGTGGTAATGTATCCGCAGCCTATGCAGGATTACTAGCGTCAGGTAATGCAACTAACTACGGAGCAAAGGTTGAAGCAATATATATAACATCTGCTTCTAGCGAAATTGTTCCAGTACTTGCAATGAAATATGTAAGTGATTCTACAGACGGCAGTGTGTCCGGTATAACACCAGATGCAGAACATGACGGAGCAAATGCAACGATCATGGCAATCTTTAGTGACAGGGCGTTTGTAGTTGATGCATCAGACCCGTATTACACTGAACTTTCGTCCGCAGACGCATTTAGCGCAAATATTACAGCTGGATTTAACTTACGCGCAGAATATACAGAATCCTCAATTAGTTTAGCAGACCAATCAGAATGGGCAGACAAAGCCAACGCAATTTACACTGGTACAATTATCCCAGCGGCAGACATTATTCATGTAGGGTCAACTAACTGGACACCTTCGGGCACGGTTAGCACAAACTATAGTTTAGGTAATGCTACAAATAGATTTGGTGTTATATATGTAGACAGTATAGAATTAGGTAATCCCTCTAGTAGCAAAACTTTAGGTATTGTTGGAACGGTTGATATTGGTAATGCTACTAGCGCAGTTAACCACATTTATACAACAGATTTAACCGTATCAGGCAACGTAGCGTTTGATAGTGGAATACAAAATATAGGTACAAGCGGCTCCCCGGTAGAGAATTTATATGCCACTAACGTAGAATTAACAACAGGGACAATTTCTACTACACCGTCATCAAACACTGATATTGCTAATAAATTATATGTAGACAACGCACTGTCGGGCGTAGGGACAAATGCAACCACAGTGACACTAGTAGCAACGAATACTACAGCCTCTACGCATTATCCGACATTTGTTGATAGCGCAACAGGAAACGAGAACATAAGAACTGATACTTCTTATACTTACAATCCCAGTACAAATACGCTTACAGCAAGCATATTTAACGGTAACGCTACATCTGCTACTACAGCGACTACTGCTACTACAGCGACTACCGCTACTACGGTTACATTGGTAGCAACTAATACTACAGCTTCTACTCATTATCCGTTATTCGCAGAAGCGGCTACCGGTAGTGAAGAAGCACGTACTGATACAGGATACACTTATAATCCAAGTACAGGGACATTAACTTCAACTATCTTTAGTGGCACAGCAACGCAGGCACAATATGCTGACCTTGCAGAACTTTATACTTCCGATGAGCAGTATGCTCCAGGCACAGTAGTTAAAATAGGCGGCACTGCTGAGATTACACAAACTACTGGTGCAAACGATGTAGATGTGTTTGGTGTTATATCAACTAACCCAGCATTTTTAATGAACAAAGATTTAGAGAATGGTCTTCCAGTAGCTTTACAAGGACGAGTTCCAGTTAAAGTAATTGGTACTGTAAGCAAAGGACAGCGATTAGTAAGTGCAGGCGCGGCTGGCACAGCAATGGCGCAAAGCACATACGAACCTAGCGATAACAGAGCTATTATAGGAAGAGCATTAGAAGATAAAATCACAGAAGGCCCAGGCTTTGTGGAAGCCGTAATAGGAGTTAAGTAATATGGCATCAGGTGCACCAGTAACAGTAACAGGAGGTACTACTATGACTCAAGTTGTAGCAGGTACTGATTCTGTCGAAGCGGCAGATTTCAATAATCCGCGCACTAATGTTAATACCTTATTAACTACTCCCGCAGACGTTACATTAGGCACTTATGTAGAATCTAGTACGTTTGGCTATAATCAAGGCGGCGCAGGTGTCGGAGCGGCATCCATTAGCGGAAGTGTGCTTGCTACAGGCGCAAACGGTGCGTTTAAAGATTTACAAGATGACGTTCAGGCCTTATGTGCATTTTTAGGACAGGCAGTTAGGACCGGAGTAGGCACTGATGTAACAACATCAGATACTATTACTGCCGCAACGTGGAGCAATTTAATGCTTAACATTAAGGATTGTTGGGATAATAGATTTGTACCAGCTTCCGTGTCAACTACAACTGATGCCACTGTACAGAGGCTAACAGCTTGGACAAACACATTAACCCAGATTACAACATGGACTTTTGCTAACGAAGCAGACTGTCGTGCATTTTTTAACGGAGGCGGCCAATTAGGTGTAAGCGCAAGCAGAACAGGCGGCACAGCATCTACGCAGAATACGTCCTGGACAACTAAATTAAGCACAATTGGAGATATATTTTTAACCCATAATACTACAACCGCCGGCGCAGGAACAATTGCAGGCATTGGTTTTTACGAATTAACTACTTCGGATCAACAGTTGGTACAATATTTTGGCGGCACCACACCATATACCGCCGACTATATACGTGTATTAGCAAAAGTAAACAGCATAACAGATCCAACTGTAGTTACTATTACAACTGAACTAGTTGACGCAACTGACAACTCTATTGACGATCCACCAGATGGCACACTAAGCATTAATGCTAGACGTAAACAGCCAGACGCAAGTGGCTCAGGCTTTACGTTTGCTACGCCAACAGACAGCGCAGGCGCTATCACAGGCTCATAAGCATTATGATTTAAGCCAGTAATTAACCTTACTGGCTTTTTTTTGACGTAAATAATGGTATGAGTACTAAATTAACTAAAGCCCTAGAATTTTCTAATTATCGGGCCACATTAAATAACCAACAAGCCGCATTAAAAGCTAAAACACAAAGCCAGCTAAGTTACAGTCTTAACCGCGGATCCTTTACGATTGATTTACCCCTGCTTACATTTTGTAAACAATTACTAGACCAGGAATATACCGAAGCCGTCCTGCTAGACATTTATCAAAATCCAATCAAAATAGATCTCGAGCCGTTTTACGAAGAAATTTTTAGTAGATATTTTGAGGTAACAAACGATTACTATTTAGAGTATGAGAAATTGTGCAAGGCAAGAAAAGTACACAAAGTAGTAGACATAAAAGAAGAGGAAACAAAAGATGAGTAAATTAACATACGAAGAATTCTGTGAAAAAATGAAAATGACAGTGGAAATGGCACCAGCAGAGATTGCCCTTGCTAAAGAGACACATGGCATAGATATATTAGGTGAGATGGAACAAGCTCGCAAAAAAGAATATCAATTATATTTAGATGGCGACTTTGACAAATAAACCCACACGCGGCATTTTAATGTTTGCTAACAATAATACCGAGATTGATTATTTTAAAATCGCAGTGGTTAACAGTTTCTTAGTGCAGAAGCATTTAGGCATAAAAGACATCACGGTAGTTACAGATTCGCATACTTTGGACTACGCAGAAAAAAGTTTAGGCAAACGCTTAATTAAGAAAGCCATCAACAATATTATAGTCGTAGAAAAGGATATGGATTTCAAAAATAGAAATATCCGAACGTACAAAGACACAACACATAACGCACAAAACTTATCATTTTATAATGCAGGCAGACCGGATGCGTACGAACTAAGTCCGTACGATGAAACTATAATGATAGATGCGGACTATTTAATCCTAAGCGACACACTAAATCAATGTTGGGGTAATAACAATGACTTGATGATGAATTGGAAATGGCAAGACATAATGTACGAAAGAGAATACCCAGACCTCAACAGATTACATGATATGGGAATTACAATGTATTGGGCTACAGTAGTTTACTTTAAAAAGACAGACTATGTAGAGAGCTTTTTTGATTGCGTTAAACATGTAAAAGCAAACACTAAATTTTATAAAGACTTATACAAGTGGGATGGCGGCATATATCGAAACGATTATAGTTTTAGTATTGCGGCACACATGTTAGGTGGGTTCGTTGATAAAAATATCCCACAACTGCCCACGACACTATACAAGACATTTGACACAGACGACATACACAGCGCAGTAGATGCTAGTACATTACTAATGTACTTAGAAAAGCCTCGCTCCCCAGGAGATTTTATTCTTACTAAGTGGAGCGGGGTTGATCTACATGTTATGAATAAATGGGCAATCAACCGCATAGGCGACGAAATGTTAGATTTCGCAAAAGGATAATTATGGATTATACTAAACGACTTTGGAATAGCTTAACACAGTTAATGAAAAAGATAGAAGACGACGGCCACGAAGAAGTAATATACTTTAATGGGCACATGTTAGAAACTGATAAGTGGGTGTATGGCTTATACGACAGAGTGTTAACCAGAGAACCAGCCGAGCCTAAGAAAAAGAAAACTAAGAAAAAATGAGTCGAGGTTATATCTGTATAGCACAAAATAATAGCACTGTTGATTATTTGGAACAGGCGTATGCCCTTGCCTTAAATTTAAAATTAACACAATCCACTGTAAACAACTTAACAGTGTGCGTAGATCCAGCTACAAAGAAGTTAATTAAACCTAAGCACAAAAAAGTATTCGATAACATTGTTGACATTCCTTGGCTAGATGATGCGAAAGATGCTGAATGGAAGATAAACAATAAGTGGAAATTTTTATACATGAGCCCGTATGATGAAACTGTTATACTTGATACCGATATGATATTTCCTACCGATGTTAGTTACTGGTGGGATATCCTAGCGCAAAGAGAGGTATGGGCCACAACCCATGTAAGAACATTTAGGGGAGAAACTGTTACAAGTGACGCATACCGTAAAACATTTACTGCGAATGAACTACCTAATGTGTATATGGCCTTTTTCTATTTTAAGAAAGGAGAATTAGCTAGTGAATTATTTACAATGATTGAAATTATTTTTCAGCACTGGCAAAGAATGTACCACAAATATCTACCCAACGGAAAACCTGAGCACCTTAGCGGAGATGTAGCATTTGCATTAGCTATGCAAATACTAGGCGTAGAGCATGAATGTACTAGAGAAAATGTAGATGCGGTTCCTACATTTGTACACATGAAAAGCCACGTACAAAATATACCAGACGCAAAGATTTCAACAAAATGGTCAGATACATTGCCGACATATTATGACACATGCTCTAATTTTAAAATAGGCAATTTCCAACAAATTTATCCTTTTCACTATGTCGAAAAAGACTGGATGACAACGGAGAAGATATCACAAATGGAAAACGACTATGTCAATAAGTAAAGACGCTTTAGCGAGAAAGAAACGATTCCAAAAGATTAAAGACACGCATGGCGGCATTCACTTCGTACAGTCTCATATAAAAAATCAGATGTGGAATTTATGGTTTAACGATGAAGGCGACATAGTAGGCTTAAGTAAAAGTCCAAATGAAAAGATGTCTAAGGCGTACAATGTAACACAATTTACACAGGATCAAATTGACATGTTAACTGATAACAATTGGTTTTCGTATCGCGTAAGACAAGATCCTAAATCCGAAGTTATTTTTTACTTAGAACCCAAACCTATAGATTCGAGCATAGTGAGCACAAACGACTTCTTGTATCAAGTGCCGAGAGGAAAATCGCCGGTTTACGACTTAAACATTATTGTACAAAAAAGCAAGTTGATAGTAAAAGCACATAGTAAATTGCTAGCAGAATTTGATGATATAGATTTAGACGTAGCTTCTGCTAGAGGGCATAAGAGATTACCCTTCTATTTTACTACAGTAAACGATCCTAGTTTTATGTTTCACACTGAAATTATACAGTTACGAGACCTGTTAGCAAATAAACAAGTAGAAGTCTTGTTACCGGCAGATTTACGCCAATGTGATGTATTTACTATAAAAGCGTTTGATAAGTATATTAGAGAGGAATAATGATGGCTAAGATTGACATCGATATCGATAAAGGAAAAGAATAATGGAATTTATAGGAAAAATTGCAACTGCTGGGGAACCAATGCCAGAATCAGGCAGGACGTTCCCAAAAGAAGAGTTGGAAAAGGCAATAGCAAAATATAACGAAAAAGAAACCAAATTAGGGCATTTGGGATTACAAGAAAGCTCGACAGTTAATTTAGACCGAGTGTCACACAAAGTTAATAACGTGTACATGAAAGATAACACAGTGTATGCTGAAGTTACTGTATTAGACACCCCTATGGGCAATATTACAAAACAATTAATAGAAGCTGATGCTACGATGACACTAGTACCAACAGGCACCGGCAAAGTTGACGAAAATAATACTATCACAGATTATGAATTAACATCTATTGATTTTTCTGAAACAAGGATAGAATAATGGAAATAACAGGAGAGCCGTCTACTGGTGCTAGATGCCCGCAATGTGAATATGAGATAAGTAATGGCTAAAATTGATATAAGTGAACTTTGCCTTTTCTACATCAGCTACGACGAGCCAAATTGTGAAGAGAATTGGGCCGACCTGTTGAATAAAGTCCCGTGGGCAAAACGTGTGCATGGTGTTAAGGGATTTGATGCGGCACATAAAGAATGCGCAAGGCAAAGTGAAACAGAACGCTTTATTACAGTAGACGGCGATAATATTGTTATGGATGATTTCTTCGAACAAGTTCTTGACGTCCCGGACAGCGATCACGACGGTAACGATATTAGCCACAGTATTTTTAGTTGGAATGCTAAAAATTTACTTAACGGTTTAGTATATGGCAATGGCGGATTAAAGTGCTGGCCAAAACAATACGTGCTAGACATGAAAACACATGAGGAAGCCGAAGACGGCGAAGGCATGGAATTCTGTTGGAAGCTAAACTACATACAGCTAAACGATACTTTTAGTGAAGTACATCAAACAGCATCTCCCTTCCAAGCATTTAGAGCAGGATTCCGTGAAGGTGTTAAAATGTCCTTAGATCAAGGTAAGCGCGTTCCTGCAGATGAATTTAAAAATAAGATATGGTGGCAGAACTATAACAGATTACAAACATGGTGCAACATAGGCAGTGATGTTGAAAACGGCTTATGGGCAATATACGGCGCAAGGCTAGGGTGTTATAAAGCAGTTTTAACAGACTGGGACACAAACGAAATAGCTGACTATGAGTGGTTTAAAAATTTCTTTGAAAAAGAAGTATTTCCTAAATTCGCTCCCATTGCTGATACAAAAACTAAAAAGATTTGCGCTAGAACTAAATTAGCATGGGACGAAGAACAGCTAATGGAAGAAACTCGCCGAGTAGGCGATGTATTAAACGATGATATAAATGAAATGATGTTGTTTGATCCTAACCCGCAAATGTGTAAATTTTTTAAACAAACTTACGTTAATCCTCGTAGATGGGGCGTAATGATACGTGAGAAACAAATTCAAGAACTTTTAGAAAAAGGATTATTATAATGTCCCACGGAAAGGATAAAAAATGTTGGAACTAAGATTAGGCGTCATAGGCGCTGGTTTTGTTGGTGGTGCAGTTATCAACGCATTTAACAACAATACCGTTATGCTATCCATAGTGGATACTAACGCAAAAAAAGCAACTTGTACTTTTGAAGAAATGATGCTAGAAGAACCTGAGGCAATTTTTGTATGCTTGCCTACTCCGTGTACTACGAAGGGCGATGTAAATGCTTCAGCAATATTCGAGGTGCTTGATAAATTACTAAAAGACTCATATAAAGGTGTAGTTATAATTAAAAGTACAATTACGCCAGACAAAGTAAAAGAGATGAAACATAATTATCCTTTACATATTGTATACAATCCCGAATTTTTAACAGAAGCAAACGCACACGAAGATTTCAAACATCCATCTATGCAGATACTAGGCGGAGATTGGAAGGACTGCGAAGAAGCAGAACGCATATACTTACAACACAGCGATGTAAAGATTGTTCCTACTTTTAAAACAGACATTGTCACAGCTAGCTTATTAAAATATACAATTAATAGTTGGTTAGCTACAAAAGTTGTGTTTATGAATGAACTAAAAGAGTTACACGACAGAAGTGGCGCAACTAGTTCGTGGGAGCAGTTTAGCGATATGTTACGCAGGGATGAAAGAATCGGAGACAGTCATTTAAAAGTACCAGGACCTGATGGACAATACGGCTTCGGCGGTCATTGCTTTCCTAAAGATACTACAGCATTTTTAGAGTATGCGAGAAGTTTAGGAGCAGACATGGAAGTACTGAGGTATGCTGTCCGTAAGAATAATTTATTACGTGGAAAATAAATCTAATCTTAATCTCTCGTCAAAATTTAATTAAAAATTATTAGAACCTTAATCGTTCCTTAATCGGTTATTTGTTAAATAACAGCAACCAATTAAGGAACACAATGAAATATCTCGCAATTCTACTAGCCTTGTCGTTTTCAGCACACGCACAAGACGCGCACGAATACAATTACAAAGTCACTAAAGACAATTGGACAGCTACAGCACGACACCGTGAAGGAACCTGGCACACAGAGCTAGGTTACAGTTTTGACAAAATTGATGTAATGTATCGCTATGCACGCCTCGGCACAAAGAACGAACACCGCATTAAATTCACCCAAGGACTAGCAAAATGGAATGGCTTCTCCTTGTCCCATAGAATGGAATACAGGCAGTTTGATGTTAAAGAAAACTACTGGCGTTACCGTTTTATTCTTGGCTACAAATACGACATAACACCTAATGCCCAATTTTGGGTTAAAATACAGCCACGCTGGTCCCTCAAAGACGAGCGCACAAAGTTTGATGCTCGAGACCAAATGGGCGTTAAATTTAAGTTTGGCAACCTTTCAATCAGCCCTTTTGCAGAACGTGGCGCCACTGACGATTACAAATTTGATCACAACGTATATGGTATACATACCGAATATAAGCTATAGTCAAAATACCTCCTGATAAATATATGCGTAGTTAATAAACTACCAATAATTTAAGGAGAACAGAATGGCCTCAATCGGAAAAAAGCTCAGCGTGTCGTTTATCGGAGTTGGAAAACTCGGACAAGCCTGCGCAGAAATGGTTGCTGAAGTACATGATGTTGTCGGATACGATATTAACCCTCGAGCCCCTGAAAACTTCCCTATGGTTGCAACCTTAGCGGAAGCAGTAACAGGAAGGGATATCGTTTTTATTGCAGTGGAAACACCGCATGATCCGCAGTATGATGGAAAAGCGCCTACCAGCCATTTACCAAACAAAGACTTTGATTACAGTGTAGTCAAGACAGTACTTAAGCAGGTAAATGAAGTAGCAACAAAAAATCAATTAGTAGTGCTAATCAGCACAGTTTTACCTGGAACTACACGTAGTCAGTTTATTGACTTAATTCCAAACGCACGTTTCGTTTACAATCCATACCTAATTGCCATGGGCACTGTAAAGTGGGATATGGTTAATCCAGAGATGGTAATGATAGGAACAGAAGACGGGTCCGAAACCGGAGACGCAAAAGAGCTTGTAGATTTTTACAAGACTGTAATGCAGAACGATCCGGCTTATCATGTTGGTACATGGGACGAATGCGAATGCCTAAAGGTATTTTATAATTGTTACTCAGATGATACTGAAGTTTTAACATCGTCTGGCTGGAAGTTATTTAAAGATGCGCAAGATGACGACATGGTGTTCTCTCTTGATCCAGAAAGAATGCGTCCAGAGTGGGTAAAACCAGATAAATGGGCTTCGCGCGACTGGGATGATGAAATGATCCATTTTCATAGTTCTAAAGATGATATTTTGGTAACACCCGGTCATAACATGTTTGTTGGAAGAATGTCTACAAAAGATAAGTTACCAGGAAAGAATTATGGATATACCTGGGAATTAGATTCAGCTGAAAATATCATTGAAAGAAGCGGGTTTGTATTTCAACGTTCTACTACTTGGCACAAATTAAAATCTGAGACGATAAACGTGCCTAATACTGATCTTGAGTTCAAGACTGAGGATTTTGTCCAGTTTATGGCTTGGTTTTTAGCTGAAGGTTGTATCTGCAATCAATCTGGTAGAATTATTGTATCGCAAGACAGAAATAAAAATTCTGAAAAATATGAGATGATAAATGAAACATTTTTGAAATTGTATGAAAATCATCCAGCCCAAGATAGGTTTTCTTTGTTGACAGGACCAACTGGAATTTCAGTACTGTGGCCAGAATTTTCTGAATATTTAAGAAAATTTGGAAAAAGTTTTGACAAATTTATTCCAGATGAAATTAAGAATTTAGATGTGGATATGCTCCGTCTGTTTTTGGATACATATAATTTAGCAGATGGTTCAGCTCTGCATACCAGTCGATTTGATGGTTCAAAAGAAGACGATGATAAAAGATACAAATATTATGCTACAAGTTCGGACCAAATGGCCGCTGACATTGGTGAATTAATAATCAAAGTAGGAAGGTTCCCATCGTATAGAACTACTATTACAGATTTATCAAATAAGGAATGCCATTTAATATATGAACTAGTAAATAAAACTTCTTTATATCAGCGTTCGTCATCTGTTGGGTTGAAATTTAATAAAGTGCAATATTCAGGGAAAGTATACTGTGCTATGTTACCTAAGAACCACATATTTTTGACAAGAAGAAACGGCAAGTGTACGTGGCAAGGGAACACATTTATCAGTGCAAAAGTTTCACTTGTTAACATGATACAAGACGTAGCAGAGAAGCAAGGCAATATCAACTCCGAGTGGGTATGCGATGCTCTTGCTAAATCAGATAGGCGCATTATGGGTCCTGCTTACATGAAACCAGGCATGGGTGACGGCGGCCACTGTCATCCTCGCGATAACATTGCGTTACGATATATGGCAGAAAAATTAGACCTAGGGTACGACTTGTTTGATTCCATCATGCTTAGTAGAGAAGTACAAGCAGAAAACATGGCTAAG